ACCCCGTTGGTCAATAAGATCTCCAACCGTCCCTTGTGGGATGCAAGCGTAGCCATCTTTGTAGAGGGCATCGTCAAGACGATCAGTGAAGACTGTCTTCCGTCCCATGAGATTTGTGAGGGTCCTATTTTTGTTAATACATTGTTTGACATAAGCGTGGAATCCTCCTCGTACACCAGGGTAGGCACGGTGGTATATGTCGACGATTACCTTGCCATCGCGCTCAGTGATTTCATTATAAAGGGAGAAGGTCTTATAGCCGAGGTCATAGTTGAGACCATGGTTAGCTTTCTTGCCCCAATCTCTCCATGTGTGCTTGCCATCTCCAATGGGGGCCATACTTCGGATGTCGATAGATGCACCTTTTTCATGGCCATAGAAAATGTTGATCATGATACGAGCGGTGAGTCCGTGGATGTCTTCACCCTTCTCGAAGGCCTCGATCATTTGAGTAATGCGGCCTACATATGCGACGATTCTATTCTCTGCTTGAGAGAGGTCCATTCCGTAGAAGATATAACCAGAGTCGGCAAGGAAATGAGTAAGTACTCTATGTGGTTGATTCTGTAGGTTGTTACCCGTTCCGAATATGTTTTCACTGGAGGAAGCTCTGGCAAAACGTGTTCCCACGGGATTGTATGAACAACGCATTCTCCCATCGGTGTCCACTTTATTTGGATCCAGGAAAGTTGATCGCTCTTTTGATAGTCCTCGAAGTCTAAGGATGCATGCAGCTTCTTTGAAACCCTTTCTAGAAATTCTCTTAAGCGCCTTTTCATCAGTTGTTGTTCCACCGTCTTTGTTTTTATAAGGGGGGAGTTTCTTAAGTCCATAGAAATATCCTGCTACCTGTTTGGGTGAGTTAGGGTTGAGTTCAAAGCCACACATAGTGTGGAGTTTCTTGAGGGTAGCATCAGCTTCCCTTCCCATATCATCGTAAGCTTGTTTCATACTGGCTACATTGATGCGGATTCCTTTCTCCATGATGTAGACATAGGCAGGGATAGCTGCGGTTTTGCGCAGGTAGGTGTAGTAATTTTGCTGATGCTTGATTGCGACCAATTGTTTAGGCAATGCGTCAGCACAGACTGCCGAGTCCAGAGCGTTATAGTTCCACCCACTCTCGAATGAGCCGATACCCTTTAGCCAATACTTCCCATCGTCTTTGTAGTAAGGGATGTCAGTCCACATAGAGCAGACAAAGTGGAGACCTACTGGGTAGTCCGGTGCGAGGATTTTCTGCGCCACCATCGTATCGTGGATGTTGCGAACTCTTATGCCATACTTACGGAGCATGTAATGAGAGTCGAAGGTTAAGTTTTGACCTCCAATGGGGATGTCAGGATGTTCGAGAATGTGGGATATTTTCAAGAGGATCTCAGCCTCTTGGGGGATAGTGAAGTAGTCCCCATGCTCATGGGTGAAAGGGATGGAGATTATATCTGTGGGGGAATATGCGAAGGAGATACAGGTCATCTCCCCGTTAAAGACATCTACCTCGATGTCATAGAAGATAGTGTTACCCAGGAGACCATACTGACGGCAGGTTTCGAGGAACTGAAGACATTGGGAGAAGGAGGGACGGATGATAATGTGGCGAGATTTAGATTGCCACTTACCTTCTTGGACTAACTTAGCCCGTTTGAGGTCCCAGATGAGAAGGCGCTTGTTCTTGTAGACATTCTTGGGGGGAATGATAGTGGCAGGGTGGAGTGAGGGGATGAGTATCTTGTCACTCAAGAGAGTGGGTTTGATAACTGATCCCCTCCACTTGTTTATGCCACTACGATCGGAGAGTGCGAAGAGGGCCACGTTGCCGAGAGATATGATTACTTTAGCAGAGCAGGTGGATAGTTCTTGAGCCAGAAGGTTGATGTACTCCTGTCCTTCAGGGTGGATGATAGGACCGCCTTTCTTGCCGAACTCAATATAGTAGCCAAGGGGTCTGTCTATGTCCTTGATTACATTAGTGAAGTAGCAATCAGCACGATTGATACCTGCGGCGTTGAGATCGGATTCTAGTTCCTGACCAGCAGGACCTATGAATGGGACTCCGCGACGAACCTCATTGATGCCAGGCTGTTCCCCTACTATTAGATACTTAGCATCAGATGGGGAGCCTGAGGGTTTTACGTAAGTGGCTTTGGGTTTCACGTGGTCTCCATTGCTGTGTTGATTAAATTAAGACAGGAAATTATGCCCCACCGTGGCCGTTAATACAAGTGATACCAGATGGAGTGTTGAACTGAATCTCACCGCATACTGGGCATTTAGTGGTTATTACTGGCATGGCTCTACTTTCATAACCATGTGCCCAAAGCCCATCTTCTTCTCCAGGCCCAGCATATGTATCCAGTTGGGCATCAATCAGGGATTGGAGCTTAGGTGGACTGTATGTAGGGGGTTTGATCAGCTTGCCATGCTCATTAATTACCCCACCAGTTTTGGACATATTACTTCGGTGAACTTCTTGGAAGATAGGATCTATGTCAATGCCGCAGGCACTTGCGGTGCCATATACTACATAGAGTAAGTCGGCGAGCCCATCGGCTACGCCTACTATATCACCTTTGTGGAGGGCCAGAAAGAGTTCGTTGCTCTCTTCGATGATCAATCGTTGGCGCAGTAGGATGGTGTCCATAGAGGGGATGGATGGATAGGGGGCGACACCCTGCCCAAAGGTCATCATGAATTCAGACACAAGGGATTGCTTATTCATTAGGGTACTCCTTTTCCAGAAGGATCTGGAGAATATGGATTGCTTTCTTGAGGTCCTCAGCACCACCTTTCTCACGGTGACGGATAGCGTATTTGCATACCGCAGCCTCGGCATACGGGATGGAGTTAGCGATGAAGAACTCGATGGGTTGGATAGACATGTGTTTGTAATGTGAGCCTCCTACTTGTTGGGCCAATGCGGGAGAGGTAGTAGGGGGAGAGGGGATTTCTATGTAATCTGGTGGGCATTCATAAATACCGTCAGGAATCATACTCATATCAGTCCCCTCCTTACCAACTCAAAGTAACATTCTCTTGTAGCGTTGACATCCACCAGGGCATCATGAGCGCCTTGCAATTCACGGCCAAAGAGGAAATAATAGAGTTCCTCAAGCTTCGGCCACTTGCAACCTTTCTTACCAGAGGGATAGGGGAGATTGCACAGTTTAGTGGTAGATATCATGGTGCATACTTTGGGAATGTTCTCATCCATGTAGTAGATGTTATCCTTAGCCTCGTCACATATCCTGGTGGCCATAATCTTAAGGAGGCGCATATCGAAGGCAAGACTGTGGGCTATTATGCGAGTAGATTTCTTGGCCAAGTTAATGAACATTCCCAGGGCCTCAGCAGGCATGATGCCATAGGTATCGGCAGTAGATACGGAGATCCCATGTGTGGCCTCGGCCTCTGGAGACATAGGGAGACCTTCTGAGCGAACCATAAGGGACATAGTTTGGAGAGGGTGGTTAAGTTCATTAGTGAGTACAGCGGCAAGTTGTACTACCCAAGGTTGAGAGGGATCTGAGTTGGAGGCCTTGAAGTTGGGAAGGCCTGAGGTTTCGGTGTCGAAGAAGAGGTACATAGTTACTCCTTACTTAGAATTTTTACTTACGTGTTGAGGACCGCCAGTCTTATCTTCAGAAGTGGCTTTGGGTATAGTTATGCCTATACCTTTATCTCAATTCTATTTTCATCAAAGTTGATGAGATCAGGAAATTCTCCCTTATCATTGACCCTGGGGCAGATAGAGTATTGATCACATCCAGTAAGAAATTGATGACGGGCTGTTAAGATACCTTTGAATCCAGTGATTTTGTCTTGTGCTTCAAGGCCTAATTCTAGCATAGTTAATCTCCACAAGTTGTGCAGATTAAAGCTCCGCAATTAGGGCACTTCCGAGTATGTCGAGGGACTTGCGTCCCACAGTTTGGGCAGGTGTAGATGTGGTCAGAGTTCTGAGGGGGGTTCTGCTGGAGTCTCATATCCGAGTACCTCTTTAAGTTGTAAGATATAGCCATCTTTGTAGATGGCAGTGAGGTCTGTGCCGATTAGGTTGATACTATTCAAGTGGCCAGCTAGAATAGTTACGCCTGAGCCAGCGAAGGGGACAAAGCCATTGGCACCAGGTGGGGAGAATGTGGTGAGGATTTCACTCATCAGGTCAATGGGACGTTGAGTAGGGTGGTACTTTTGAGTGTGGGGAATAGTAGGGAAGGGAAATACATTACTGTGGCCAGGTTTGTTGAGACGGGCCTTGCCCTTACGGGCATAGAACATGACTTCATAAGAGTTTCCGAGATAGGTCTCGGGTTGGGCTGTCTGGCCTTGAGCCTTTGTCCATACTGCAGGAATTAGATTCATTTTGAAGCCTACTTCTTGGATAGCTGAGGCAATAGGCTGGAACCATGGGTCTTGGGCAAACCAACAAAGGAGCCAACTTCCCTCCTTGAGTATGCGGTAGGATTCGGTGAAGACCTGAGTCATAAAGGAGACATAATCCCTGGATTCGATTTCGTTGTAGCCTATGCAGGAGTTGTCCTTCTTTACACTAGCCAGGTCGATCGCATAAGGAGGATCGATCTCAATTATGTTGAGTGAGTTGGATGGGATCTTGGCCATGATATCTAAGCAGTTTCCGATGATGAAGGCAGATGAGAGTTTGGAGAAAGTTTTAGATTTATCTGCCATCTGAGTGGAGTAGGTGGCAGCGTTGTGACTGTTGACAAGGATCTTGCCAACATCCTTGAGACGTTTCATAGCTTCGGCCTTGTTCTTGCATTGGTCAAGTTGCATTTCGGGGAACTTTTTGATAGCCTTAGCGAGCTCCATGTCTTTGGAGAGGGCAGCAGGGGAGATGTGTAGGAGGCGAGCAGTGTCTGCTTGGGACCACCCGGGGGAGTCAGGAGTACGGGAGATCTTCTCACCATGGATAGATTGTTGGAGGTTATGGATTTCGAGCTTGAGGGCCAAGTCCTCTTCGTAAGACATCTCTTTACGGTCGAGGTTCTCAGCAAGTTCGATGGCTCTGAGGTCGAGTTCAGAGATGGGCTGGTCATAGATGCGGACAGGGATGGAGGCCCACCCGAGCTTATCCATAGCCATCATTCGTCTACCCCCTGCGAGCAGTATGTAAGGGAGATCGGTTTCGCGGGGGATGTTTACTTTGGAGGCTACCCCTATGGCGACAGGTGAGATGAGGCCATTCTTATTTATGGAATAACTGAGCTGGTCTATATCCCCGTAGTCCTTTCGGAAGCGGGAGCCCAGTTCAATTTGGTTACGGGGGATGAGAGGAGTGGTGGTGTTAGTCATTTGTGCTCTCCACTAAATCGTAGGTGATATAAAAGATGTCAGGTTTACAAGGGTAAAATTCGCCCTTGATACCCTTGATAATGAAATCGCCGGGAGAGGCGTGCAATGGCCCCTCAAGTGTGGCAACTATCAATTCTTTTCCTCTGAACTCCGCATCACCACCGACAAATTCTTCAATCTCATTAAAGTTACCGTTGAATTGAACCGCTTCGATTACTACTGGTTTCTTTCTATATTTAGGCATTTAGCATCTCCTTTAAGAGTGATTCTGCAAGTTGTTTCTTTTGAGCAGTAGTCATACCCTTTGCAATGGCAAAGAGGTCTTGTTGCTTGGGTTTCTTGCCAGAGGGTGCACGAGCTACCTTGGCAGGAGCGGCTTTGCGAGCAGTGGGTCTAGTGCGACGGGTCTCCCTAATGGTGCGAATCAGAGAGAAGAGGTCCTCTGGGGAGAGTTGAGTAATAGAGGTGCCTAAGTGATCAATCGTGGCCATTGGATTCTCCAAGTCATAGAATGAGTGACAGTAATGTAAAGCACATCTGTGATCCCAGCATAGGTCGGAGCAGTAGGGATAGTCAATCTGGATTCCCATCACTACCTTTGAATTCTCGGAGTTTCTTCTCAAGTTCTATGATCTGGAGCTTCTTAGTACGTTCAAAGCCCACGGTGACTATAGTGGTGAGGTCTAAGTGGCGAGAGATTATCGCACCAATGGCCTCAATTCCCCCACGTTGGTAGAGTTCAAGGACTCCGTTTAGGAGGGCTTGGATAAGAGGTTTCTGCCACCCATGGGGGAGGACTTGGGAGATTAAGTGAGATTGCTCACTGGTTAGTTCAGTAGAGAGTCGCATTCTGTAGTCGTTAGGTGGCATGTTAAGGTATCCTCACTACGGCTGGGGTTATAGTGGAAATGTTGTCAAGTCTTTCTCTACATCGGAGGCAGTAAATTCTTGGGATGCCGCGTCCGGTCCAGAAGATGATGGGGTAGTGAGTCTTTCTACACATAGGGCATATGGCCTCAGTGGGGATCTCGTCTTTGGGGAGTAGGAGATAAGGGTGAGGAGCGTGGCGGGACTTACTGCTCATGGATTATAGCCACCAACCTTTCTTTATTACCCCAGTACATTCCCAACACCCATCGGTGAACCCGGCGTGGGCTTGGTCAGGGACGTCTGAATTGCGCAGGAGCCACGAACCTTGGAGACAGTGGGTGCAGAAGATGGGGATCCAACTGGAGAAGAGATCTTTGATCTCGTTCCTACAAGGGGTGCATACTTTGTAAGATAGATGAAGTGGGGTAGGATCGGTGGGATGAATGAATTTAGCAGTATAGATTTCAGATGATGAGTTGGTGCAAAGAGTGCACGTACCCAGGGTAGATACTATGAGGCCCACTTCATCTATTGAGTTCATTTGGATTCCTGTGTTGATTTAATTAATGAAGCAAATAAGGGTAAGGGAGATGTCTAGATCGGCTAGATTCCCTTATGACTGCGTACGTCAGCTCACTTACCCTTTTCTACTTACCTCACTTATGCAGGTGTCACGAGTTTCTTGATGTAATTCTGCCGGCCATAAGAATCTTCCTTGATCCCGAGAATGGCATAGCCTTCAGCCCCGACCATGGTGGAGAAGTTGAGCTCGGTGAGGGCGAAGCACCTCTTAAAACAATCCAGTTCCCACAGGCAGGAGTTTTTCCGCTTGGGTTCCATGGAGTCCGTGGGCAGAGAGTAGATCTGAGTGAAACTCTTTGCTGCCAAATCATTGGGCAGGTCGAAAGTTACGAGGAAGTATCTCATCCCTGAGTCAGAGGTTCTAACCACCTTTCCACTTTCCTTATCCTTTTTGAAGCCGGTGATACGGATCAGGTGTTCACCTTCATCCGCAACAGTGGGTTCGATAGCACCAGAGGTGTCGATGTCGAGAAAGGTGTCGCCCATATCCTCATCGGCGTAGTCAGCAGGGTTGAAATCGGTGGGGTCTTGATAATCGTTAGTTGTCATGTTGTAGCTCCTTAGCGTTTTGTGTGAGAGATTGTAGATGGCCCCTCGTGTGTGAGGCGTAAGATTGCCCCGTTGAGTTTCCCAATGGCGAGGATGATTCTATCGTCTTTGGGGTGGGTCTGATTCATTGACTCGATTATTGCTTGAATCTGGGTGATGTAGGTGGTTATAGTGGTGGTTGATTCTACCTCCTTAGTTAGGGTTTCGAGTACGTTGGGGATTGTAGGTGGGGGAGAGGGAGAAGCACTTGAGGTGCTAGGCCCAGCTCCGTAGTATTTCTTGGGGGTTTCGTCAGTCATTAGGACTCCTTATGAATTACAGGCTATACTCTTATTAGCCCACATTACAGCTTCCTCAAGTTTAGTGATAGCTAGAGATTTCTCTCTACTTGGAGGGCATGTAGTGTGGATGAGTATAGCAAATTTAAGGGCAGTTGAACGAATTTCCTCATATAAAGCATTCTGCCCCGGTTTAGGTGAGTGATAAGTAAAGCTATTATGAAGTCTATTAAGCGGGTCTTCTACAAATTTGTCGCACATTTGGGCTCCTTAAATGTTAAGATTTAACTTCGATTGTTTGAGTTCTACTCCACGATAATACTCATCAATTCGTCTGGAAACGATGTCAAGATCATTAGGGATTCTTTGAGGGAACATATCAAACGGGGATTTGGCAGTGGTGTAGCCATCACTCTGGGTGGAGAAGTAGTAACGGCGAGAATTGTTTTCACTCTCTACCTCAGAGAATAGGACGATGGAGGAGAGTCCTTCCAAGGTTATCTTATCATCAAGGAGTTTGCCCAGGGTTTTCATTTTCCTCTCGTTGCCGGTGTCTTCTTCATGTGTAAGGAAGAATACCTTGAGTCCTGAGCGAAGTTTTGTAGCCAGGGTTACTACCTCAAAGATGTTCTTGGCCATGGAAGTAAATTTGTCGTAGCCTTTTTCCATAGCCTTGTTCATGAATTCAGTTGCCATGATATAGTGGCCATCGTCAATTATTAAGTGCTGCCACTTTTCTGCCCTGGAGACTTCTTGCATTCTACGGCGGATAGTATTGGGGTCCGCAGTGGAAAGCATATTTTCGCCCTCAGTGAATTTTATTCCCTTGGGGAAGGGAAGAGGTTTGCCTAGTATGTTGATTAGGTAGGTGTTGGGAGGGTCAAGGTTGCGGATGGCAGTGGATTTTCCACGACCACTCTTTCCTATGATTAGGACAAGGATGGAGCGTTGACCCTTGTACATATTCTCCACAGTTGGAGATTGAGGGAGAGTTACTGAGGGGGTAGTAGGAGAGATTGGATTAGTCATTCTTGGCCTCAACTTTTAATTGTTTATCGTATGCCGCAAGCAGATGTTTGTGTTTGTCTTTGATGAGTAAGTACTCGTCCTTAGGAATTCCATGTTCACGAAGGAAGATATCTAAGGTGATAGGTCCCATCTCGTGAGTGAGAGCTAGGAGTGTACGCTCAGCACGGAGGCTGCGATCGTAGTCAGTCTCGATCTTTATGTTAGGAGAGAACCTACAATCTTGGACCAAGTGATTGGGGTCACCACATAAGATGCAAGGGATCATGAGTGCTTACTCCATTCATCTAATATTATTGATCCATTGAGTATACGATTGCCTTCTATATCGTATATAGATAAATAGCCCTCATAGTGATATGCTACATAACCTTCAGGCCCGGAATATATCTGAACATCTGGCTTAAGATTTAATCTTAACCTCTCGAGTATTTTGTCAGGTTTAGGGCGAGCCATAAGAGCTGCAATACCCTCTTCAAGGATACGATCGCGAAGAGATTGATCGTCTACCATACCCCTTACAGATTTCAGTTCCTTGTTAGCCTTTTTTAGATCACGTAGGAGTTGAAGCAGAAAGGCGAGGAATAGTAATGCTACTGAAGCATTGAGTAGATAGAAGTTCCAGGTCATAATTGTACCTCCTCAGTGGCAGTTAGGCAAGACTTCAGCCAATCTCTATCTCTCTTATTAGTATCTACTAATTCGTAATGATCTCCTACTACTTGGTATTCAAGATTCTCGGGGTGTTCTTGTTTCGCTATACGATTTATAGCATCGTTTTTAGACGCAGCTGATACAAGTCCATAGTCTTGAGTATCAGCCCTACCCTCCATGCCTTGGGCATTATAGTAATAAGTTACCCTATAGATTTTATTCATTAGAGTACTAACCTCTCGTTAAGTTCCTCCTCCAAGGGATTCCAAAATTCTACATGCATATCCACGGGGAGAGAATGCTGATGTTGGATAGGATTGTTCCAAGTGGTACAGAAGTCCATGTATTGGCAGACTCGGCCCCAGTTGGTGCAGGCGTTACTGTTGGTTGGGAAGCATCGCATGAGATCATTCTTGTCAGAGTGGGTGCTCAGGAGGAGGAAGTCTTCATGGATACGATCCATCCAAAGTTTGGTGAGTTCAAGCCAGTTGTACATCTGAGGGTTGGAGTAGAGGATGGGGAAACGTTCGAGGATGAACTCGGGTTTCTTAGTTTTCTTGAAGCAGAGACAGTTGATTGTGATTCCGCTGACTTGATCAGGGGGGAAGAGACAGTTGAGGACATGAGTATAAGTGCCACACTGGATTCCAAGGAAATGTTCGTAAGTGTAGGCATCACTGAGGTAGTTTCCACCTTTGGTTTTGTGCTCATGGGAGCAATAGCGTTCGATTTCCCGATCCCAAAGGACAGTGTCCATTTTCCATGCTATGCGATGGTGAGGAAGGGGAGACAGGTCAACTGTGCCACCTATCTCTGTCTTATACACGGTGAAGCGGTCTGGGTCGGAGGGGTATTTCTTAATGTATTCCAAGAGCATATCAAAGAAGCGAAGGGGTGTCTTGGGTTCGAATAGGACGTCTGTTTCCTCAGGGAAGGTAGCACGGTAGCACGAGTTGAAGATTTCAAGTGCCTCCATTACTGCTTCGACTCGGTAGCCGTGGAGGTAGATATGTTCCATGGCCTTGTGGACTGCCTTGCCGAAGACGAGATGGTTGGATGGGCGAGAGGCCCTCCAGCCGAGAGCATATTCGTAGAAGAATAGCCTGGGGCACTGTTGGTAGGTTTTGATCTTGGTAGAGTCCAGGATCTCCATAGATGGGTGGTAAGGGATGGGGAGGATAGGGAGGTTCATCTAACTATCTCCGTTTTAATTAATAGGTTTGTAGGAATTACTATATCATGATAGAAAGAATCTATCCACTTGGCCGACTCACTATGGGCGCCCGCAGAATGGAGAGATATAATCATACTTACACACAGTTCAGAAGAGATACCGACTTTATAAAGGGTGCAGATTTTTGAGTATTGTTTTTTGGTCATGGCCTCACCTTATAATCTCTTTCACGTGCAGCTTTGTCGAATTTAACCCCAATGTAGGATTCCAACACATCAGAGCTTCCTATTGTTATTAGAGTTATCTCCCCATCTTTACAATCTTTAGTTCCGTCAGGTAAAGATCGGGATAATTACTCTTGGAGCCAGTTATTGGTACCTTCATAGATTATTAAGCGGGCTACTCTGCTCATAATGTTGTATCCTCACAGGTTTGAGAGTAATAAGTTGATAGCAACGAGTTAATCCCCGTTGTTTAATGAGATCCGTTACATGCTCTGTAGCAGTTGAGATGTCTTTGAATATTGGAGTGGATGGGGAAACTACTTTAGGAATTATTCCTTGGTAGAATCCAAAGTATACTACAGAGTTTACTTCTTGTATGCATGCATAGTAGGAATGTTCAGTCAAATCAAATTCAGGCATTGGGTGTCTCCTCATTATTATTTAGGGTTAAGTGCCGACGTTTGTAGCGACCGATGTTATCCTTGCTTACTGAGTACAGGAGTAGGTTAAGGCGATTGTGCAGCCCAGTGAAGATGGAGGTTGCTACCATATTCATCACTGTGGGGCCACATACGAGGATGTAATCCTCTGGGGTTGAAGTGGAGAGGATGGGGGCCATGTGACGGTACATAGCGCCCAGGGAAGTTAGGTTAAATTTGCCAGTGGTGAGGTAGATGAGTTCTCCGAACTCGGTGGCGGCGGAGAAGTCGTGACACCCTCGGTTGGTTATGTAGACTTTTGGCATTAGGGGCTCCTAGTAGGAGGATTGATGCTATGTTTATTTAATCAATACAGGGATTAGGCTTACCTGCAAGCCCACAGTAGCCACTGCGGGAGGATTTCCATCTCCAGGCCATGCAACCTTCGGCGTAGCAAAGGGTTATTGGATAGTCATTGCGATTTCGGTTTACTGAGGTGGCTACTCCATTGAGTTCATACTGCGGGTAGCGACCAAAGGGGCACCAGTTATTTTTAGCTTCCTGTGGTAGCATCAGATAATCCTCACAGCCCTGGAGAATAAGGGCACTTTAGCTTTATCGGACATAGTTTGGTATTCCACCTCAAGCATCCTACCGAATACCACTTCGTGAGGGGAGTCACAGTACTTAGCCCAGATGAGTTTGCGGTCTGAGTGGGAGAGCTTTCCTGCACCCACTGAGAACTGAGTCTGCATGTCATCGCAGCAGACGAATCCACCTACCATGCCTAGGGGGACTCCTGACTCCGAGGTGGCCTCGTAGATGCTGAGGAGGGTGTAGGTGTCTCGGCACTTGGGTTTGAACTTCATCATTCCAGCAATCCGCTTGCGCTCATATGGTGAGTCAATGTGCCGAATGATGAAGCCTTCGTAGCCTTCCCCTATGAATGTGTCATAGAGGTTCATAAGCCCGGTGTAGGTGTGGGCGATGTGGGTGGGCACACGTTTGATGGGTCCAGATGTAGGGAAGGATATGGCATTCAACCTACGAAGCCTCTCGTGTTGAGGCCCCTCTGTGACGAGGTCAAAGATGTGATAATCAATCTTCTCATGCTCAGGGTGGAGGTTAACTTCTCGAGACACAATAGAGTGGATCTCCGAGAGGGTGAGCCCATGAGTGTATAACTCCCCGTCGTATTCCCCATCTGGCAGGCACCTAAGGGCGTGCAAGTTGATGTGGGGCACTGCGGGGATTATATCTTCGGAGGATGAGAGGAGGATACAGCGTCCTGAGGAGACTATGCATCTGCAGCGCTCTCCATTTAACTTGGGTTGGACCAAGTATGGGGGGTACCACTTGAGGTGGAACCTCCCGGAGTTACTTAGGCGGCGGAGTGAGAAGGGCTCCGCTAATTGGATTCCTTTGCGGATGGCCATGTTAGTTGGCCTCCTTGCTAAGGGTGGCAAATAACTCAGAGACCAGATCGGAAGCGTGTCCAGGAATGGGTAAGGCCGAGACCTCAGTTGAGAGGTTCACCGCTATACTCATATAAGTTTTGATGTCATGGGTTAAGATGAGTATAGCAGTAGCACGGAGATAGGCATGGAGGAATAAGCCCATAGCCGCGGAGATGTCTTTGAATTGTTCTTCTGATACGGTGGCAGATTTAGGGAGCTTGACAATTTCGATGGTGGAATCGTAGATGGCGGATAACTTGTTTATATTGTCGAGGGTTTGTTTGCGGGCAGTGTTAGGCATGAGAGGTCTCCTTATTGTTTTGAGGGACTTGACACATTTTGGGGCTAGAAAAATTCCCACTCACCGTTGGGATAGATGAGTGGGAATCACTTGTAAAACTCTAATTACATCTGTACTCCAAGGTTGGCCAGGAATTCCCTCTGCTTCTCGGGGGACCAGGTGGCGAAGGCAGACTTGATGGCCGTCTCCGGGTCGATCTGAGTTTTCTCCATAACCATGCCGGGTTTCCATGCGGCGAGGGCAGAGGTAATTTGGTCAGGAGTTTTGCCGGCCTTGAGTTGAGCACGCATTACGCCCTGAAGAGCGACGCGGGAGTTGGCTTTGTAATTACTATGGACTGTCTCGGCACCACAGAGGGCTACGGCGGCGTCCAGGTCGTCGCCGAAATCGTATTCGATAGTGGCGGAGCGCCAAGAGGGCTTGCCCTCTTCGTCCATAATTACATTGCCTTCGGGATCTTTGAGCTGATAGCGGGCTTCTACTACTTCTTTTGCCATGAGATTGTTCTCCTTATTTGGGGTGGGTAAGGGTGGCCATATAGTGGCGCACCCTATTGAAATGTTAATGAGGGAGTGAGTGAGAATGGAATAGGGTTATTTCTTCATGACTGTACTCCTTAGTGGTTAATTGATATGGTGTGCATCATTGCCAATGTGGGCTTATTATAACATATTTATTGGCAATGTCAATGAGGGATATTATTTATTTTCTCCCTAGAGTTCCGCTCTGGATTTTTAAGTCAGTTAGGAGGCTGGAGATGAAGGCTTCCCTAGCTTCGGAGTCTAGAGAGTCCATATAAGATTGGACTTTAGTAGTGGTGACAATAGGCTCTGGGGGGAGGGTAAGGGAACGTGGAGTAGAGGGGGAGCGGAGATGGGTTACTTTGCCCTGGGAGACAAGAGTGGAGATTTGGAGTTCTTTGTATTCAAGGGAGAGAGTGGAATACTCCTGTTTGAGGACTTTGAGGGAGTCCTCAGCAGCTCGGATCTCACGAGGGAGGTCAGAGAGTCGGGACTTGAGATAGTTGGTGCGTTCAGGGGTAGGCATTAGTTGGGTCTCCTATAAGTTAGATGTAGATTTTTATCGTATATGAATTCATCACAGTGGTCACATTTGGTGTAGCGATAATCAGTGGTGTCGAGACGGATTACTCCGTGATCGTGTTTGTCTACTGCGAGAATAATAGCGCATTCAAAGCAGAGTTGGAGATTTGATTTGCCATCAGGATAGGTTACCTTGTAATATATGTGAGTTGAGGCCATAGAAGCTCCTATTGCTATGTTGATTTAATTAATGCAGCCACACGTTACTTGCTGAAGGGGCAAATAGCGGAAGGAAGACTGTTATAACCACTATCAATACTAAATAGGTTACAAAGTTCAGTTCTGGATGCTCTTCCTCGGTGGATATAGGTGATAAGAGATTGAAATCTGTGACGATATTTGGTGAGAGTCTTATTTTTGACATAGCCTTCGCGGGGCAGACATACTCGAATTATTTCAGGATCGAGGGAGTCTACAATTGTAATACCTTTGTGGTACTCTACACCAATCACAGTACATTTGAAGGGTAGGAGGTGCTCACCACGTGTGATGAGTATCTCAGTTCCACGGAGTTCGGGGTAGTTAAGTTTCATCTGAATTCCTCCCTTTAAGGGTTGAGTCGATTATGAGTGAGAGCATGGAGAGTGCGTCGAAATAAGTATAATGGTACCAGCAATGTTTCCCTACATGAACAAATGAGCCCGTTGCAGTGGAGATTGTTATACTTACTTTCTCACCCAATTCATCACTTACTTCTGTAAGTAATTGACGTAAGCTGGATACTGTACGTTCAAGATGTCTCAGATTTGGGTTCATTTCTCTACCTCTACAGGGTTAGGTGGGATGCCGAAGTGTTTGCGGATGTCTTCGGCGCTTGTATCTACGGGGGTAGAAGCAGGGGGAGTAGTAGACATTAGCTCCTCCATTTTGGCCACTATTCCGTCAAGCTCTAATTTTGATGGAGTAGTGGGGGATTCTTGACGGTGGCGCACAGCTGAGGCATCTGGGCGAAGGGATCGGGTGAGGCTATCGATCATGTGATCAGGGGCGTCTTCGATCCGGAGGGCTTCTACTAACTTGGTAGGGATGGTGGTGGTACGTAGGCCCATCCTAGAGAGGACCTCAGTAGCGTCGGCTTGAGTAGTGATGAACTCAACTTTATTCATGTCGACTAGGAGTTGGACAAGGGATTCGAGTGATAGACGGGTGAGCTCACTCACGGAGCGCGGAGTCTCCCCGTTGGATAGCCAGAAGGTGGCTAGGGTGGCTAGGTGGCGAGCGTCCAGGCGCACGTGGATTGCGACAGTGGGGGGACGGGAGTGCAGGTTGGATAGTTTGGTCATACTAGGACCTCTTCGATGATTAGGA